CCTACTAACTATGTTTATTTGTTCGGTTGGAGTTCAAGGAACAACTTGTTTACCTCCTCATACATTTGATATTCTATATAAAGATGGATATGATTGTATGATAGCTGGTTATATAAAATCACATGAAAAGATGATAGAATTTGGGAGAGAGGAAATTAACAAACATAAGATTTATATAAAGTTTGGTTGCTATGAAGATCACTCTAACAAAACCACAACATAAGGTATCATCATCAGATAAAAGATTTAGAGTTTTAATTTCAGGAAGAAGATTTGGTAAAACATATCTTTGTATATCTGAAATGATGAAATATGCCTCACAAGTTAATCAGAATATATGGTATTGCGCTCCAACATTTAAAATGGCAAGGGATATATGTTGGTTACCATTAAAACAAATATTACACGAGTTTAATTGGGTAGATGAAATTAACGAGTCTAATTTAACTATTAAGATAAGAAAAAGTAATTCCAGAATAAGTTTAAAAGGTTGTGAGAACTTTGATAATTTAAGAGGAACAGGTATTAACTTTTTAATTATGGATGAGTTCGCTGATATACCTGAATTAGCTTGGTCAGAAGTATTAAGAGCATCAGTTGCAGATACAGAGGGCAAAGTATTATTTACAGGAAGTCCTAGAGGTTATGGTAATTGGTCCTATAGAATGTATCTTAAAGGAAAACAGGATAAACAATGGGATAGTTTTCAATTTACTACATTACAAGGTGGGAGAGTGTCTAAAGAAGAGATTGAAAGAGCTAAAGAAGATTTAGATATAAGGACATTTAGACAAGAGTTTGAGGGAACATTTGAAAATTATGCTGGTGCAGTCTATTATAACTTTCATCCTGTTGACAATGTTATTGAAAAAGAGATTGATTGGAAAAAACCTTTACATATTGGAATGGATTTCAACGTTGATCCTATGTCCTGTGCAGTTGCTCAAATAGATAAGGATAAAATATATTTTATTGATGAGATAGTTGTTTATTCAAGTAATACTGATGAAATGTGTCAAGAGATAAGAGATAGATATGGAACTAAAATGCCAATCTTTATTTATCCTGATCCAGCATGTAGACAAAGGAAAACAAGTGCTGGAGGAAAAACCGATTTAAGCATATTACAAAATGCTGGTTTTAATGTTAAGGCAAAATTCAAACATACTCCAATTAGAGATAGAGTGAATAATGTCAATTCAAGATTAAAGTCCGCAGATGGCAAAAGACATATTTTTGTTTCAAAAACTTGTAAATTGATGATAAAAGGATTACAACAACAAATATATAAAATAGGAACAAATATTCCTGATAAAGAGCAAGGATACGATCATATGAATGATGCCATTGGATATTTAATAGATGTAGTCAAACCTTTAACTATTCAATCATCATCCTTTACTCCAACAAGATGGAATGTTAAGAACAAACAACAATATGTCATACACACGAGATAAAATACTAGAAACTCATAAAGATTATAAAGAAAACGTCTCACAATGGGAGTATTTTATAAGATCATATAATGGTGGATTTGATTATATGGTTGGACAGTATTTAAACCGTTATAATTTAGAACAAGACTTTGAATTTAATCAAAGATTAAGAAATACTCCTTGCGATAATCATTGTAAAAATATTGTTCAAACTTATTCATCATTTTTATTCAGAGTAAAACCATCAAGAGATTTTAAAGATATGGCAGAAGAGCCTAGTTTAGAATCATTCTTAAAAGACTCTGATTTAGATGGTAATGATTTAGATTCTGTTATTAAACAAGCTCAAAATTATTCATCAATTTATGGACATTGTTTTTTAATATTAGATAAACCAAAGGTAACAACCAATACACAAGCAGATGAAATCCAATTAGATATAAGACCTTATCTTTCTATTGTAACTCCTGAAAATGTTTTAGATTGGAATTATAAAAGAGAGATAAATGGAAAATATTCTTTAGACTATCTTAAAGTTAGAGAAGAAGTTGATAAAGAGGGCGGAACATATATGAGATGTTGGCATTTAGATAAAGTTGATACGATATATGTACCACATGATAAGGCAGATCCTATTTTACTAGATACTGCTGATAATCTGATTGGCAAGATACCGGCAGTTATCTTATATAATTCCAAATCACATAAAAGAGGAATTGGTCAATCAGACCTATCAGATATTGCGGACTTACAAAAATCAATTTACAATGAATACTCAGAGATAGAACAATTAATAAGATTAACCAATCATCCTAGTTTAGTAAAAACTCCAGGTGTAAATGCTAGTGCTGGAGCTGGAGCAATTATTGAGATGCCTGATGAGATGGAACCAAATTTAAAACCATACTTACTACAACCTAGTGGACAAAATTTAGCCTCAATTATGGATTCAATAAATAAAAAGGTACAAGCAATCCATAGAATATCCCATACCGACGCAGTGAGAGGAACTAAAACACAAGTATCAAGTGGAATAGCATTACAAACAGAATTTGAATTATTAAATGCAAGACTATCTGAAAAAGCAGATAATTTAGAAATAGCAGAAGAACAATTATTTAGAATATATGCAATGTTTCAAGATACTATGTTTGATGGAGAAATAAATTATCCAGACTCATTTAATATTAGAGACTATGCTAGTGACTTAGCATACTTTCAACAAGCAAAAGCTATCAATATAGAATCGCCTACATTACAAAAAGAAATTGATAAAGAAATAGCTAGAGCAGTTGTAGATGATGATGAAAAGTTAAATGTAATATTTGATGAAATAGAACAACAAAAAGAACTAGGACAATTTACTCAAGACGAAGTGCAACAGCCAGAAACAACTCAAGAAGTAGAAGAGGAAGAAGTTTAATGAATGGCAAATATAGTAGAAAATTTTACTAATTATAGAATCAGATCCATTGAGATTGCAGAAGCAGAATATTACGAAACATTAATTAGAACATTAGATAAAATAGAAACTGATGTAGTAAATTTAGTAAACAAAAATTTACCAAAAAGTGATGACTTTAAGCTATTTAATTTGAGATCGGCTATTGCAGTACAACCTTTAATAAGACAAACTTTAGAAAAAGAATATTTAAGATGGTCTGATTCTGTTGTTAGAGATGGATTTAATAAACAAGCTAAAAGAATTGAAAGAGCATTTCGAGAAGTAGGTAATATCCCTGTAGCATTTCAACAACTTACTGAATCTGATTTGACATTAATACAAAATTTAAAAAGACAAACTTATACTCAATTCAAAGATGTATCTAATACATTTACAAGAAGATTATCAGAAAAAATATATCAATATACTTTGATAGGAAGTGATCCTGTAGAACTAGAAGAAGAATTAAGAAGAACTATAAACGGAATCTATGCATCTGCAAAAGATACAGAAGTAAACGAATTAGTTAAATCTATCAAAAGAGACGAAGTAAGATTAAGAAAATTAGATAAAAGAACTGTTCAAGGTAAAGCATTAAAAAATAAACTAGATAAGAATATTCAGACATTGCAATCAAAATTTGCGAGAGATAGAGCTGGCGAGAACATGAAAAGGTATGCTGGACAGATATTAAATGATTCTTTAAGAGAATTTGATGCAACCTTGAATTTAGCTAAATCAAATGATGCTGGATTAACACATGTAGTTTATCAAGGTAGTAATATACCAACAACAAGAGAATTCTGTAGGCTTGTAAGATCTGGAGCATATGATAAAAGAAATGGTGGACTTTTTACTATTGATGAGGTCAGGAAACTTTGGAGACGAAATTGGAAAGGTAAAAAACCAGGAGATCCATTTATCGTTAGAGGAGGATATAATTGTCGTCATCAATGGTCATTTGTCAATCCAGATTGGTATGACCGAGATGGAAATTTAATAATTGAATAGGAGAAAAAATGTCAGAAGACACAAAGGTTAATCAACCGCAAAATGATGTTCAGGAAGCTGAAGTTAAAGAAACTAAAACTGACGAAATAAAAGAAGAACCTAAATTTACACAAACTGATATGAATAGAGTTGTTCAGCAAAGACTAGAAGCTGAAAAAGCAAAGACTCAAAGAATGTTAGAAGAAGCTAAAAAGAAAGAAGAAGAAATAGCTAAAGAAAAAGAAATTCAAGATGCTAAAACAAAAGCAGATCTTGAAAATCTAATGAAAGCTAGAATAGCAGAAAAAGATCAAGAGTTATCAAAATGGAAAGAAAAAGTTAAAACAATTAATGTTGATAATTCTATTCTTTCAATAGCTTCTAATAATCATGCGATAGCACCTAGTCAAGTCGTATCGTTATTAAAAAATGAAGTAAATTATAATGATGATGGAAGAGTCGAAATACTTGATAATAATTCAAATATTCGCTATAACGCAAAAGGAGAACTACTTACGATTGAAGAAAGAGTAAAAGAGTTTTTAGATGCTAACCCACATTTCCGTAAAGGGTCTTTAGCTGGGACAGGATCAACCAGTAGTGTCGAAGGGAAGACTGTAAAACCTTTTAATATTCAGGACTTAGATTTGAGCAAACCAGAGGATCGTAAACGATATGCTGAATATCGTAAACAACGTGATAGTGGTGCAGTTCAAATAAATTTAAACAATAAATAATAACGAAGGACAATTAAAATGGCTAATGAAACAACCAGCTCAACCTTGTCGGAACTGTACACAGAAATTGTGGCAGAAGCATTATTCGTAGCAAGTGAGCAATCAATAATGAGACCGTTAGTAAGAAACTATGCGGTGTCAGGTGGAGGAAAATCAGTAGAGGTACCCATTTATGGAACAGTATCAGCTTCAGCAGTAAACGAGGCAACTGATTTAGCTAACACAGAAGTGAATCCAACTTCAGTTACAATAACTGCAAGTGAAAATGGAATCATGACAACATTAACAGACCTAGCAAGGAATGCAGCACCAAGAAATGTTGCAGCAGATATTGGAAAATTATTCGGAGAAGCAATTGCTAAGAAACAAGACTTAGACTTAACTGCTTTATTTGATGGATTCTCAAATACTGTTGGATCAACTGCGGCGGCTGTAACAGTCGAGCATTTCTTTCAAGCTTTAGCAACATTAAGAAGAAACAATGTTCCTTTAGCTGATGTTGTTGCAGTATTCCACCCAGATATTGCTTATGATTTGAAAAAAGGTATCACAAATACATTTGCAACTTCTGGAAACGTATCTGATCTAGCGAACGAAGCTTTAAGAAATGGCTTTATCGGTAGTTTAGGTGGAATCAGAATCTTTGAAACTTCAAACATCGCTAACACAGGAAATGCTGGAGACTTTAAATCAGCAATGTTCCATAGAGATGCTTTAGGAATGGCTATGATGCAAGACCTAAAAATTGAAACGCAAAGAGATGCAAGTTTACGTGCAGATGAGATTGTAGCAACTGCTGTGTATGGTGTAGGCGAACTACATGATACTTATGGAGTTGAAATACAAGGCGATTCAAGTATAGTAAGCTAATAATCATTTTCTTATGGGGGAGCAATCCCCCATAGGGCAAAGGAGTTTATATGAATATTGAATTAACAAATGGAAAAAAAATTATTGTTAGAAGCAAACAACAATACGAAGCTAATATAGAATCATTTAAAAGTAGAGGATTTATTCCTGTATCTGAAATAAAAAAAGAGTCGAAAAAATCAAAATTATCAGACATTGTAGATAAAGTTGTACAACTTAAACCAAAGAAGAAAAAAAATGCTAAAAAAACTAAAAAGAAAAATTAAAAAAATTATAGATTGGTTTATAGGTAAATGCTATGGCTAATTTTACAGGATTGAATGTAGTAGATGCTGGCGAAATATCAAAGTATCAACCAGATACATTTAACTTTGGTATAGCATCAGGAGATTCAAAAGTAACTCATTTTCTATCAGAAACAAATTCAGATATATTAAGAAACTTAAGAGCTGAATGGTGGCCTACTTATAAGATGAATGTATTTACAGATATTACAGTTTTAAACACTGCTGAGATGGATAATACAAAAGTAAATTTAGATCAGTTTAAAAGAGCTGGAGTATATTTATTTTTAGGAAGATTTTTTTTACCAGCACTTACAAAATTTAGACCAGAAGCAGATAAAGATAGATTTGAAAGAATGGCTGAATATTACATGGGAGAATATAACAAAGAATGGCGAATGATTCTGGAAGATGGAGTCGAATATGACGAAGACGATAGTAATACTATTACAAAATCTGAAAGAGAACCTTTGCATGGCTTTAGAAGATTAACTAGATAATGGCTTTAGATTTAAAAATAAAATCTAATGTTAAAAATGTTCAAGCGAGATATGTAAAGTTTGCACATAAAATTCCACCTATTATTACTAAAGGTATCAAACAAGCTGGTGAACAATTAAAAACAATAATCGTCAAAAGAACTGAATCAGGTAAGAATGTCAAGATGAAAGACTTTACTGGATATTCTCCAGCTTACTCAGAACTGAAAGGTAAAATTACAGTTGATTTATCTGATACTAACAGAATGTTACAAAGTATTTCTTCTCGTATGGTTAATAGAAATACATCAAGAATATTTTTTAGAAGTCCAAGAGAAGCAACAAAGGCATTCTTTCATCAAACAGGAGCTGGTAATTTACCTGTTAGAAAATTCTTTGGATATAGTAAAAAAACAGAAAAAGTGATACAAGACACATTTGAAAAGTTTGTAAAAAGAGAAATTAGAAAATTAGGATTATGAGCACTAGAGAAGACATTGCATCAAATTTAGTTACTGTAATAAGTAATATATCTAGTCCTGATGTAAAAAAAGTTACTAGACAACCATTTGAATTAGACGAATTATCACAACAACAATATCCAGCAGTTCTCATACAAACAATAGAAGAAACAAAAGAAGATCAAGAATTAGGATCAGGTGCTAAAACAAGACTCAATACATTAGAATTTGGTATAACAGGATTTACGAAAGGCAGTGAAAGTAATATTGATACTGCAAGAAATGATTTAGCTTCTGCTATTGAAACAGCTCTTGAATCTGATATTACTCGTGATGGAAATGCACTTGATACAGAAGTTATTTCTATTGAAACAGATGCTGGAAGTTTATTTCCTTATGGTGCAGTTTTAATTACTGTAAGAGTTATTTATGAACATCAATCAGGTACTCCATAGATTTAATTATGTCTAATAAAAAAATAAATACAATCATCAAAAAAATTAACAATATAGAAAAGTTGCATGATAAAGAATCTATGATATGTGAAGAAGTTAAAGATTTACTAGAAGAATTAAAAGATCAAGACGAAGATTTTGAGGAAGAATTTGAAGATGAAGAAGAAGAAGATATTGACGAGGAAGACGAATAATACTATAAACTAATAATTAATAAAGGAGTAAACATATGGCTGTACATCATGGGAAAGAGGGAGAAGTTGTAGTTGGCGGTTCTGCTGTTGGCGAACTTGTTTCTTTTACATTAGAAACTACAGGAGATGTTGTTGAAAGTACAAAAATGTCTGATTCAGCAAAAAGTTTTATTGCTGGTAGAACATCTTTTTCTGGAACTTTAGAAATGCACTTCGACGAAGCTGATAGTGTGCAAACACAATTAACAGTTGGATCAAGTATTACTTTTAAATTGTTACCAGAAGGTGGATCAACAGGCGATAGAAAATTTGAAGGTGCAAGTGTGATTACAGGAATGTCAGTATCACAACCTTTAGATGGAGTTGTTGCTAGATCAGTAACTTTTCAAGGAACAGGTGCTTTAACAATTGGAACTGAATAATAATTTATGTCAATTATAGACAGAGCAAAAGCTCATTTTGAGACTCTTAAAACTATAACGATAGAAGTTCCAGAATGGAAAGATGAAGCAGATAATCCATCTGTTTTTTATTCTGAACCTTTAACGCTTGAAGAAAAAAATATCATATTTAAAAAGTCAAATAATTTTCAAGACTTAACTGTACTTGTAGATTTATTAATTATGAAACTTCAAGTCAAAGATGAAAAAGGTAATCTGAAAAAAGCTTTTAAATTAGAAGATAAATTAGAATTAAGAAGAAAAGCAGATTCAAATGTTATTGCTGGAATAGCTAATAAAATCTTAGCTGACACTTCATACGAGGAAGCTGAAAAAAAGTAAGAAGCGATCCTGACATAAGATCGCTATTAGTCGTTGCAGATAGACTCAAAATATCAATAGCTGAAGTTTTAGAAATGCCTGTTAGCCATTATAATTTATGGTTAGCTTACTTGCAAAAAGAACAGGAAGAGTATAATAAACATAAAAGGTAATCTTTATGTGGAAAGTAATTAATGGCTAGTCAAAAACTTAACATAGATATAGTAGCACGAGATAAATCTAAACAGGCTCTTAATACATTACAGGGAAATTTAAGTAGATTAAAACAATCTGTATTTAATTTAAGAAATGCTTTTATAGGTTTAGGTGCTGGTGTAGTGCTTAAAGGTTTTATTGATGCTGGTATTCAAATAGAAAATTTAGAAGTTCAATTAAATGCTTTATTCGGATCAGCAGAAAAAGGACAGAAAGCTTTAAAATCTGTAACTGATTTTGCCGCTGGTACTCCATTTGAATTAAGAAATATTCAACAAGGTATAACTGCATTAGCTACTGTAAGTGAAAGAGCTGAAAATGCTGGAGTATCATTTGATGAATTATTAAAAATTACTGGTAATACTGCAACTGTATTAGGTGGAGATTTTGCCTTAGCCGCTTTACAAATACAAAGATCATTTAGTGCTGGTGTAAGTTCTGCTGAACTCTTTAGAGAAAGAGGTGTAAGAGCTATGGCTGGTTTCAAAGAGGGAGTACGAGTCAGTGTTGATGATTCAATAAAAGGTTTAGCTAAAGCGTTTGGAACAGGTGGAGAGTTTGGAAATCTTATAGATGATTTAAGTAAAACATTATTCGGTACAATATCAAACTTAAAAGATGCCTTTTTTATATTTCAAGTAGAAGTCGCTAAAGGTTTTTTCGGAGCATTAAAAGATAATTTAGGAGATTTAAAAAAAACAGTTGAAACAAATAAAGACAGTATAGCAGAGTTTGGTAATACAATAGGAAAAGGTTTATCTGTTGCAATCAATGGTACTGTTTCAGTTGTAAAATTTTTGAAAGAAAATATTTCTATATTAATAGCTACATTCAAATTTTTTATTGCGCTAAAATTAATTATATTTTTTAAAAATTTAGCAACATCTATTGCATTAGCAAAAACAGCAATGTTAGGATTTAATGCGGCAGTAAGAAAAAATTTATTAATAGGAAGTGCAGCTCTCGTTATATCTCAATTAGATATTATAATTGCTAAATTTAAAGAATTATTTGGTACAGCTGATGTCGAAGATTTATTGGAACCTGGTCTTAAACTTATGGAAATTACAGATCGATTCGGTAATACAATTAAAATAGTTGTTAAAGATTTAGAGCATGCCTCAAACATAATTGAAATAGGTATGCTTCCACCTATTAAAGAAGCTGAAACACGATTTCAAAAAATAATAAGACATATAAAAGAAACAGCACAAAAATTAGGAAAACTTAATGAAGATTCTTTAGAAAAGGCAAAAGAAAAATTTAAGAACATAGGAGATACTATAGCTAAAGGTATCAACGATGGTATTTCAAAAACTTCTAATGCATTAGCAAGATCAATTATATTAGGAGAAAATTTAGCTGATACATTTAAAAAAATGGCTCAACAATTAGCAGTAAGAGTTTTAAGTGCTATGATTGAAATAGTTGCTAGAAAAGGAGTTGAATTAGCTATTGAAAAATTAATTACAAGAGAAAAAGAAAAACAAGTTAACCTTTCAAGAAAAGCTAGTTTCTCAAGTTTTTTACCACCACCATTTAATATAATAGGAAGTTTTTTAGGTTTTGACAAAGGTGGTGCAGTATCAAAAGGAAAACCTATCATTGTAGGGGAGCGTGGTCCTGAACTGTTCCTGCCAAACCAAACAGGACAAATAACTCAAAACGCAAGAGGAATAGGTGGATCTCCTGTCAATGTTAATTTTAATATTAACACTGTAGATGCAAGTGGTTTTGAAGAATTATTAATAAGATCAAGAGGAACTATTACTCAACTTATTAATAATGCAGTCAATGAAAGAGGAAGGACGGCTTTAATATAATGTCTGGTGCATTTCCTATATCTTCATCTGCATTTTCTACAATGGGTATCAGAAGTATTCAAAATACAATTATTTCAAAATCTCAATCAGGAAAGAAATTATCAAGACAAATTGATGGTCAAAGATTTGCTTTTACTGCTAAAATAATTACAGGAAAAAGATCAGATATTTATGGAGAGCTAATGGCTTTTATTATTAAACAAAGATCACAAAAAGAAAATTTTACAATTATTCCTCCAGAGTTAGAAGATGCTAGAGGAGTTGAAACAGGGACACTTGCAGTAAATGGAAGTCATACTGCTGGCGATACAACAATAGCTATAGATGGTTTTGCGAGTGATACAGCTAATAGATTACGACAGGGTGATTTTATAAAGTTCAATGGACATACTAAAATTTATATGGTTGTTGCTGATGTTACAAGTTCATCAGGAGCTTCGACAGTAACTATTGAGCCACCTTTGATTTCTGCATTAGCAGATGATGAAGCAGTAGCTTATGATAATATTCCTTTTACTGTTCATCTTGTAAACGATATACAAGAGTTTGGAGTTGTAGGTGCATCTAGCACAGGAGAACTATTATATGAGTTCGAATTAGATGTTGAAGAAGCTCTCTAATGGCAAAATATTTAGTACGACATTGGATTAATGTAGATGTTATAGCTGAAAAAGTTATTGATGAATCTGAAGTTGATATGAAAACTAACGATTTAGGAAGACATAAAATCCCTGATGGCACATTTAGTTTTGTTGTGATAAAAGGAAACGAAAAGATAAACAGAACAACATACGAAATATATGACGAGAGCATTAAGTACAGCAGTAAAGAACGAACTAGCGACGAATGAGATTCGACCAATACATCTTATCACTATCGGTTTTGCTACTCCTGTTAATATTACTGATAATTCATTTTCAATAACATCTTCAGTATCAGGTAGTTCAGTTACATATGTTGCAAGTGATTTTATATTAGGTGTCTCAAATTTTAGTGAAGAAACAGATGTAAATTTATCTCCTATAACTTTAAGTTTGTCAGGAGCAGATCAAACATTTATTTCAACTTGTTTAAATGAAAATATTATTAATGATGAAGTCAAAATTTTTAGAGGATTTTTACAAGATACAAATGTTCTAATTGATGATCCGTTTTTATTGTATAATGGTCAAATTGATAATTTTGGAATTTCAGAATCAGATACAGATTCATTAGTAAATTTAGCAATAGTTTCACATTGGGCTGACTTTGAAAAACGATCTGGTCGTAAAACAAATAATACATCACAACAAAGATTTTTTTCAACAGATGTAGGTATGGATTTTAGTTCACAAACAGTACAAGATATTAAATGGGGTAGAGCATGATTTTTAAAAAAATATTTAAAGCTGTTGCTAAAGTATTTAAACCTGTTGTAAAAATATTTCAAAAAGCTATATCGTGGTTAATACCTACACCTGATATTCCAGATTTTGGTCAATCTGAATTTGATGATTTTGAAAAAGGTATTCTCATAAATAAACAATCAAATGATGCGTCTATCCCTGTTGTGTACGGAGAAAGGCTTTTAGGGGGCACACGTGTGTTTTTAGAAACATCTGGAACTGACAACGAGTTTCTATATATGGCTTTAGTAATGTGTGAGGGAGAAATAAACTCAATAGAAGAAATAAGAGTAGATGATAAAGTTGTTACATTTTCAGGTGCATTAACAGATAACACTCAAAGAACAGTAGCAACTTCAGATTCTAATTTTTATAAAGATGCAGTAAGCTATATAACGATAGAACCACATTTTGGATCTGATGGACAATCTGCATCAAGTTTATTATCTCAACAATCAAGTTGGGGTAGTAACCATAAATTATCTGGAATTGCGTATTTAGCTTTAAAGTTTAAATGGAATCAAGATATATTTGGATCTATTCCAAAAGTTCAAGCTAGAATAAAAGGTAAAAAAATAGTTACATTAGCATCTAATCTTTCTGAACAAACTGCATCTTATTCAACTAATCCAGCATTTTGTATTTTAGATTATTTAAGAAACGAAAGATATGGAAAAGGTATAGCTACAGCTGATATAGATTTACAAAGTATTTATGATGCATCACAAGTTTGTGTAACTCAAGTAACTCCATTTTCTGGAGGATCAAACATAAATTTATTTGATTGTAATGCAGTTTTAGATACATCAAAAAAAGTTATTGAAAATGTAAGAGAACTAATAAAAGGTTGTAGAGGATTTTTACCTTATTCTTCTGGAAAGTATAAATTAGTTATTGAAACAACAGGATCAGCTTCTATTACATTGACCGAAGATGATATTATAGGTGGATATAATTTATCAAGTCCTAGTAAGAATGAAAGATATAATAGAGTTATTGTTACATTCGTCAATCCAGATCGAAATTTTCAGGCAGACGAGGTACAGTTTCCGCCTGTAGATGATTCAAGCTTACCTTCATCTGATCAGCATAATACAATGAAGACTGCTGATGGTGGTTTTTTGCTAGAGGGTAGGTTTGATTTTAAGACGCTTACTAGTCCATATCAGTCGGAAGAAATGGCAGAAATTATTTTGCGTCGTAGTAGAGAAGCACTTCAACTTTCCATAAATGTAGGATTTAATGCATATGATTTAGCAATTGGCGATTTAGTAAATATAACTCATGCTTCATTAGGATTCTCGTCAAAGACTTTTCGT